GTTCCTGGGCCAGCGGACGAGGCTCGCGCCTCGACGGGCCACACCGTCACTATTAACCAAAGCGTAACAGTCACAACAATTAGCATTTCTGGAACTGGTATATTCCAACTTTCTAATGGCGTAACTCTTACTGCAAATATCAGTGCTTCTGGAACACCAACCGGATCAGTTGCCTTTGGCTTAATATCGCCAGCAACAGCGACAATTATTGGTAATTTAAACGGGGGAGTGGGGGCAAACTCGCTTGCTATCGAAACAACAATAGGTTCTAGCGGAACGCTAAATGTCATAGGAAATTGAAACAATAAAGCAATAATACACAGAGGTTCTGGAATTTTAAATGTATACGGAAATCTATCATCTTCAGCAGGGTCTGGATCAACAGACACAATTGTAGTAACAACTACTGGAATTTTAAATTTATACGGAAATGCAACCGCTGGTATCGCGTCGAATCGATCTATCGTTGTGACTTCAAATGGAATCGTAAATGTTATTGGAAATGTAACTGGAGGATCGGGAGATGTTGGAATTGTAAATTCTTCCACAGGAAATGTAAACATTACTGGAAATGTCATTGCCGGGAATGCCTCTGCCGTTCAATCCATACTTGGCGGAACATTGCGAGTTTCTGGCTCAATTATTTCGGCTATCGATGGCAGGTTAGCAGTATATGCAACAAAAATGCTTTGCTCGCCACAACCAGCATTAGCCAAAACCCGATATGCGTTAAGTGGCAGCGGAACTTATGTCGATATGTTCACCGCCGACAACAACCTCGGCCAAGCCAATCCGACCGATGTCCGCATCGGCACGGTCTACGCGAGCGGAAATCTGACAGGCACATGCGCCGTCCCAGCCGCAGGCTCTGTGGCGTTGGGAGTCCCTGTCGATGCGACAACCGGCACGGCAGTCCTCACCGCCGCCGACGTCCGCGCGGCGATAGGAATGGCATCAGCAAACCTCGATACGCAACTTGCCGCGATACCAACCGCAATCACAAATGCCGCAGCCGTAAGAACCAATCTCGCAACTGAATTGGGCCGCATTGACGCTACAATTTCGAGTCGTTCAACATTGACCTCCGCGAATGTGAGGACGGAACTCACGCCAGAACTTACGGAGATCACCGAGGTTCACGCGATACATGGACTCGACATCGCCAACGCGCTCACGGTCACGCCTACGAGCAGAACATCGGGCGCGATCACGCAAGCGATCACTGGAGACGGAACAACAAACACCGTAGTAACTAGGGTCTAAGCGGATGCTCGCTTCCCTGCTCATCGCAACGCAGGGCTTATTGCCAAGCCCAACGCCGCTTTCAATCGGCGTTCAAGGCTTGCTATTTATTCCAGTTGCTCCGCCTATTGCTCCAACCGATCTGCCAGGTGGCGGAGGACGAGGACGCGAAGAGCGCAAGGTCACGATCAAGATTCGCGGAAACCGTCTTGTTTTCTCGGTCGCGAATGTCGAAGTGTGCGCCGGTTCGCGCATTCAAGTTGCAGGCTCGTCTTGCTTCTCGAATGCTGGCGAGGCAGGGCTTTCGATCAGCACAAAAACAACGGTGCTAGGCAGTCGCAACCATGCGGGAGTGAGTCGCGCAGGGCTTTCTATTTCCAGCACGTTCAACGTCATCGGATGCGAGGAAGAAAACGAACTTGAAGTTTATTTGATGGCGCAAGCGGCAATGGCATTGATGGACGACTAATTGACATCCGCGCCTTCGCATGGATGTCATCGAAGGTGTATCAATCATTTCAATCGGCGAAGCGAAGGGTCACGGACTTTACGTGGACGAGACGACTTTGATGCAAGTCAAAGAGTGCGCCGAGTCCTACAAGGGCGGCGTCAAGGTCAACCTGGATCACGGTGCAGGAATCAAAGACATCGTCGGATTCGTAAACAATTTTCGCATCGTCGGCAAACAACTCTTGGGCGATCTCAACCTTCTCGAAACATCGCCCATGCGCGACTACGTCCTGGAGATTTCAAGTAAACTGCCGGACACATTCGGTATCAGTATCGCTTTCAGCGGCCCGATTCGCGAAGTGGAGGGTCTCGCCTTCGCAAGTTGCACCGAGCTTTACAGCGCCGATCTAGTGCAAACACCAGCCGCAAATGCGACCGGCTTGTTCTCATTCACAGCAAAGCAAGTTGACAGTTTTTCCAAACAAATGGAAGACGCAACAATCGAAATCGAACCAAAGGAGGACGAGGTCAGCATCGCCGACATCGTTTCTCGTCTCGCAGCTCTCGAAACAGCCTTCGGCGACTACAAGAGCAAAATGGAAATGCCAGCCGAAGAGCCAGCAGCAGAGCCTATGAAGGAAGAAATGGCCGCTGAACTCAGCGTCATTTCCAAGCTCGAAGCAAAACTTGACTCGATCATCTCGAACTTCGGAGCCGCTCCAGTAAAGGCATCCGTAGTTGCTGAAGAGAAAGCGGTCGAAAAATTCGACCTCAAATCAGTCATCGTGCAGAAGACCGAGGAACTCGGCAGCCGCACCGAAGCCATCCGCTTCGCAATGCGTAACCACCGCGAAGCCTACATCGAGGCCCGCGACAACAACGAACTCAACTTTTAATCCCAACTAATTTATGGCAACACAAAACGACCTAGGAATCCGGAGTTTTAACTTCGCTTCCGCTATCAGCGCCAACACTCTCGTGAGCGTGTCAGGCGACAACGCTGCGCAAGCAGCATCAACCGGAGCCGCAGCAATCGGAGTTGTCCAAGACGACACCGCCGCCGCTGATCAAGGCGCCGTAAAAATGTTTTTCCCATCGCAGTTCGGCATCGTGGCCGCCGCCGGTATCGTTACCGCAGGCAGCTCCGTTTTTGCTGTTACCAACGGCACGATCGTTGGAACGCTTGCAGCAAGCGCCGCAACTCTCGGAATCGCGATCAACAGCGGCGTAGCCGGTGACATCGTCGAATACGTTCCTAAGTTCAACCAATAATTTAACACTACTATGGCACTCTCATACACAACCATCCGCGCTGATATTGCGCAGGCCGTTTTTGAAGGTCTTTCCAACAAAAACAATTTGTTCATCGGCACAGAAGTCATGCCCGTGTTCTCCTCAGACGTTCGCTCTGGCGCATATCTGAAATTGAACCTCGGCGACTCCGAAGCTCTTAACGATGACGCTCTCAAGATCGCCGCTGGTGCTGGATATCCCCGCACAAGCCGCCGGTTCACGAGCGACTCGTTCGACGCTATCGAATACGGTCTGGAGGAAGTTCTTCCTGACAGCAACCGCCGCGATCTCGACAGATTTTTCGACACCGAAGTGAACATCGCCGCGATGTTGCTCCGCCAAATCCAAGTCAGCCACGAGGCTCGCGTTGCTTCCGCAGCATTCGCCGCTAACGGTTTGACCGCGATCAGCGCATCGGCAGCATACACCGACGCGAATATCACATCGTTCGACGTTCCCGGTGACGTGGCTCAAGCCAAGCTCGAACTCGCCAAATACGGCGTTCTTGCTAACACCTTGATCATGTCCATGCCAGTATTCGAGCGCATCCGCCGCTCCGCTAAAGTGCAGAACCAGTTCTTCGGAATTGTTCCTTCGGATCAAAGCCGTCTCCTCAGCGAAGGCGAAGTTGCCGCCGCTGTTGGAGTTGATCGCGTTCTCGTTGGCCGCGCACCTAAAAACACAGCCAAAAAAGGCCAAGTGTATTCCGGTGGGTTCATCTGGAGCAACACCTACATGGCACTCGCCAATACGGTCGGTGGTGACTTCTCTGGTGGTGGATTCGGTCGCACGATTGTATGGGCCGCTGATAGTCCCGTGCCTTTCGTTTCCGAAACCTATCGTGACGAAGCCCGCCGCGCCGACGTTCTCCGCGTTCGTCAGAACAGCGCCGAGAAAGTTATCGACGGATCGAGCATCATCCGCATCACAACCGGATACGTGTAAAATTCCCCGCAAGTAGCATCGGAAAAGCCACCTCGAAAGGGGTGGCTTTTTTGTTTTACAGGAATGAGCTTTAAATATTAAAACAATCGCCATGATTGTTATGCCAACCAACAACAGCGGGATTCAAATTGGTTACATGGCGGGAAAATATCCTGGCCGAATCGGTTGGTTGCTGTCGCCAGCGGGATGGAGGAATCCGCCTAGCTGGATGCCGTATGCAATAGACAACGGGGCTTTTGGAGCATGGGCAAACAATCAACCTTGGGACGAAAAGGGATTTAGGGAGCATCTTGAAAAAACAAAAGCAGCATCGCATAAGCCCACATGGATAGTGGTTCCAGACGTTGTAACGGATGCCGAAGCCACAATTATTCGGTGGCATGAATGGGCGCACCAGATTAAAGAGTTAACACCAAATGTACCGCTTGCTTTTGCTGTGCAAGATGGCATGACTAAGCATCATGTTCCTAATGGCGCGGATATTATTTTCGTTGGTGGATCAACAGATTGGAAATGGAAAAACCTTTATGAATGGACAGATAATTTCCCGCGTGTCCATGTTGGAAGGGTTAATTCTGAGCGGATGCTTTGGATGGCACATGATGCAGGGGCAGAATCGTGCGATGGTACTGGCTGGGTTCGCGGAGGAGAAGAGCGGCTTGCAGAGTTGTGGAGATACTTGGACGAATCAACAAACGGAAGAAAACAAATGCAGTTTTTTTGACTAATACATCAACTTGTAAACATGAACCAAAAAAAGAAGCTGGTCGCAGGGCTTATCTGCGGCAACGAAGAACCGCGCATCGAGCGATGCGTGAAATCACTCAAACAAATCTGTGACGAGATTGTTGTCGTTCGCGCAATAGGAGCACTCAAGCCGGATCGCACTCTCGAAATTGCAAAAGAGCTGGGATGTCACGTTGACATATATCTCAACTCTCCGCTGGTCGCAGACTGGGAGCATCTCGACAACTTCGGCGAGGCTAGGAACAAAGCATTCGCGAAGGCTTACGAACTCGCAGGGAAAGACGGCTGGGTCATGTGGGCAGATTGTGATGACATTATTGAACCGCACATGGTCGCGCCAACGCTGGCCGCACTTGAAGAATGCCCGCCAGAGCAGGATTGGATTCTTACCGACTACGTTATTCCAGAACAAGGCAAACGCGCACCACGCGAGCGTTTCTTTCGTTACCAGACGGCTTGGTGGCATCGGCCTGTCCACGAGAACGCGCAACCTACGAAGGACGTGCAGGTATATATGCGGCGCGATCTTGAAATCATACACCAACCGCCGATAGGTCATCGCAACAGCAGCGAACGGAATCGCAGAATCTTGATGCACCAAGACCGCATGACTTCGCATTTTAAATTCTATTTGCACTACGAGAATTTCATTGCTGGTAACAAAGAACTCGCGGCGAAATACGGATCGGAAGCATTGGCATTGACCGATCTCGACGGCGTCAACCGCTACGAGGTTCTTTTAAATTGCGCCAACATTACGAGCGGAGAAACCTCGCTCAACCTAGCACGCAAAGCAAAGGCACTTGAGCCAAAACGCCGCGAGGCCTACGGACTTGAGGCCAGCATCCTGCTTGATGATAAAAAATACCAAGATGCGTTGAAAGTCGTAGAAGAAATGCTCGAAGTGCCGACGCCTAAGTTCCCGCAATGGACGCACCGAAAAGAATGGTACGGTTGGAAGGGAGATCAACTCTACGCATGGACGCTCCGACTGCTCGGACGCAACGAAGACGCCGAAGAGATCGAACGCGAGACGTTGGCAGGATCAACCAAGCCCAAGATTTCACTCGTCCACGCAACGCGAGGACGGCCCGTGGAGGCCGTGCAATGTATGACGCTATGGTTGTCACGCGCAACGCACCCAGAGCGCGTTGAGCATATCTTTGCGGTCGATCACGACGACGAGACAGCGGACGTTCTAAAGCGATTCCGATCTGTGACGCAAAAAGAGGGTGGTTTTTCCGTCGGAGCGTGGAACTTGGGAGCCGCGCAAGCGACTGGTGATATTATAATTCAACTCTCGGACGATTGGGAATGCCCTCCTGGGTGGGACGAGATGATAGAAAAGCGTCTCGACATTTCAAAACCACAGGTGCTTCGTATTTCAGACGGATATAGAAAAGACGATTTGCTTTGCATGGCGATCTTAACGTGTAAATATTTTCAAGAAAATGGACTATTTAACCCGCGATTCCGAAACGTCTATTCGGATACCGACTTCACCTTTCGTGCCGCGAAAAATGGGGCGATTGTTGATGCTCGTGACATTAGCATCGTTCATCATCACCCGTTTTTTGAAGAGCGTCCGCTTGATGCTACATACCAGCGCGGCAACGATCCGGCGGAATATGAAAGGGCAAAGGCAATCTTTGACGAACTCCACCCGAAATGAATAAGGACGTCACGTTGATCGTTTTTGAAGGCGTAAAGGCAAGGCACGAACAAAGCGAGAAGCTATTTAACCACCTTTGCGGGCTAGGTGGATTCGGTGACGCCGTTTATATCTCCGAGGATTGCAACTACCAACAAGCGATGCACTGGGAACTGGGGCGATTTGCCGACTATATCGACACTTCTCACGCGCTCATCTGCACGCATGACGGCTTCATTTCCAACCCGCATCTGTGGGATGATTCATGGCTTGAATACGATATGATTGGTGCGCCTTGGCCTGCGTTTTGGAACGTCGGACATCGTGTTGGCAATACTGGATTCACGCTCCAAAGCCAGAAATTCTTGCAAATGGCAGCAAAGGCCGAGGCGCTTTGGAAAGGCGAGGCAGGGGATGTCTTTTTGTGCAGGACAATGGAACAAGGCTTTCGAGATAACGGCATCAAATACGCGCCGGTGAACGTGGCAGCGGCCTTTTCTTGGGAACATTACATCGAAGAAAACACGGCGGGGCCGGATCGTTCCTTCGGATTCCACGGCTGGGTTGCAGGAAAATCAGCAGAACAATATTACACGTTTTGAATATCTTAATTGTTTACCATTTGCGACTCGGAGACATCGCACGTTGCTTGCCAATAGCAAAGCACTTTGCGGATCGAGGACATAATGTGATGTTTGAATGCCTACCCGAATATCACGGACTTTTCGCGATGGTCGATTACTGCAAGCCGCTCTACCCACAGAACGACCACAGCGGATTTCACCGCATCATCAACTTGCAAATATGGCCGGACTTGCACGAAGACTTTTGTGCGAGTCCGCTAGGCTGGAGTGATTACGTTTACGGACTATTTCCAGAAGGCAAGGATATCGACCGCCAGATTGTTCTCAACTCGCCTGCAATAGTCACGCCGCCCGAACTTAGGTCATGGGTTCTTTGTTTTCCGACCGGATATAGCCAGGATAAAAAGATTGACCCTCGCGATGTTATTGCAGCCGCGCATCAAGTCGCAAACGGAAGGCCCGTTCTTTGCGCTGGCAAGGCCGCTCACGGCATGGCTGAGTTTGAAACGATAGAATATATGTGCGCGTATATACGAGACGCCAACGAGGTTGTGACGATCAATACATCAACAAGCATCCTTGCATCCGCGCTCCGAAAAAGCTGGGTGCATATCGCGGACAGCCCGAAGCACGATTTCGCGCATCCGAACCAGCGACGTGTAGAGCGCAAGTTTTGACGCATTACCCACTTTGTGGGAATGCTCGACATATTTACTAACGACTTGGCCGCGATGCTGGACGATCTGCCGCTCGCGGTCACTTTCGGCGAGCGTAATTTTCTCGCGAACCGAACAACATACCGGCGCGACAACAGCCTGGCAGACGGCGGATTTATGGACTCTGCATCAATGACCATAACGGCGGTCTACGACGCATTCGTGCAGACCATTTCTCTCGGTGACGTGCTTGTCATCGGTGGCCGACGCTTTCGCGTTACGTCCGCAGAGCTTTCCCAAGACGCCGTATCGGTCGATTTTAGCCTTGAGGATATTAACAAATGAGCATTTTCTTTCCAGAGGACGAGGGCCGCGAAGTTCCGAACGTCGATAATCAACCAATTCTACGCACCGAAATCATTGCAGGGGCGGCGGGGCCGACCGGAAGTCAAGGCCCAGCGGGGCCAGTTGGCCCTGGCGTTGTCACCGGCGGTTTCACGGGGCAAGTGCTCGCGAAGAAAAGCAATGCAAACTACGATACGGAATGGGTCACGGGCGGCGGCGGCGGATCAGCGATCTGGGGCGGCATCGCGGGAACGCTCTCGAACCAGACCGATCTACAAAGTGCGCTTGACGCAAAGGCTCTTAAAATAACAGCGATCACGGCAGGAACAGGACTGACAGGCGGCGGCGATCTTTCCGCTTCGCGCACGATCTCGATGCTTGCGGACGTTCCTGCGGATTCATTAAATTTCAACACGGCTGCAACCGAAACTAATGCCATCGGCAAGATGTTCTGGAATACAACCGAAGGCGCTCCACAAGTCGGACTCGCAGGCGGAAATGTGCAGCTTCAAATGGGATCAATGCTTGTTGCCTACGTCCGCAATGCCGAGGCGACAACGCTAAACAAGGGCGAGGTTGTTTATTTATTCGGAGCAACAGGCAACCGCGCAAGCGTCAAGCGGGCATCTAACGTTGCGGATTCCAGCTCGTCCAAAACTATCGGGCTTGTGGCCGAGTCTATTGGCGCAAACCAAAACGGATTCATCGTTACGCAAGGCGTTCTAGACGGCCTTTCGCTAGGTTCGCCTTATGTCCAAGGCGATTCGGTTTATCTCGACACGACTCCAGGAGCATTCACGCGAGTAAAACCGACGCAGCCCGACCACATTGTTTTCATCGGAGTTGTGGAACGTGCGAATGCTGGGAATGGGCAACTTTACATCCGACCGCAAAACGGATTTGAGCTTGAGGAATTGCACGACGTCTTGGTGACTTCGCCAACAAACAATCAAACGATCCTCTGGAATTCGGCTATCACGCTTTGGGTTAATTCGACGCTAACGACAGGGGCAATTTCGGGACTTTCAAGTGAGCTTAATATAAAAGTTGAGAAGAACACGACAGATACAACCCCTATCAACATTTTAAGGGCATTGACGCAGGCAGAATATGACGCATTGCCAACAAAAGACGGAAACACCATTTATTTCATCAAGCAATAATGCCAACATTCACAAAAGCATATCTCGGAACGACGCCACTATTTAAGGAACAGGGGTTTGCTTTCATTACTGGAGCAGATGCAGGCGCCGGAGTTCAATCGCTCGCAAATGAATTTAGGCACTTCACCGGCACATTGACGATTTTTGGAAATGTAACCTCGACAAAAGACTTCCATCTTTGCGAAGGCATTTCTGCCGCGCCAGCAAATTGCATAATTACTGGGACGCTGACCCAAACAAACGCAGGCCCGCAAGGGGTTGGAGGGTCTCCGAGAGCCTTTACAGTTGCACAAAACGGTTTAAATGTCGGGACACTCACAATTGATGGGGCCAATATTTCACTATTTAGCGGCGCTTTTATGGGGGATAACCAATCGACGGGGGCGGTTAGCGCAATCGTTCTAAACAGCGGAACTTTTGCGACAAACGGAGGTTTTTGGATGGCAGGCCCATCCAATACTTTCACGCAGAATGACGGGACAATAACAATGACGAATTGTTATTTATCCGGCGGCGGGAATGGAACAACAAACCCTAATCCAGTCTCCGTTGTTACAATCAATGGAGGAACATTTAATATCAACAATGCAGCCGCTCAAAGTCAGTCTAATATTATTGTTGGAGTCGGGACGGCAGGAGTTTCATCGACCAACACAATTAACTTAAATGGTGGAACATTAAAGCACAACCACATTGCCAGCAACACTCCGGCTTCTGGGCGAACGCAAACCAATACCATCAACTTCAATGGCGGGACGCTTGATTTAGACAAGGGAGCTAGTCGACAACTTCCACTCACAGTCCCCATTACTGGCGTGACTTGGAACTTTGTTGTAAAAAGCGGCGGAGCGAGCATTTCAGTTTTTAGTGGAGCAACCATGACTTTGGCCGTTGCATTTTCAAACGATGGAAGCAATGGAGGGCTAACTAAAATTGGAACCGGAACGCTGGCTTTGGGCAGTCTGAACCACTCATATAATGGAACGACTTCGATATTGGCTGGGACTCTTACGGCTTCAAAAACTTCTGGATCAAGTACGGGAACAGCTACGTTCACGAATACAACTTTATCCGTTTCTTTCAATGTAGCTCCGACGGCTGGAATGACTTTTCGATATTTCCCAGGCGCTACAACGCAAACATACGCATCAGTCACTTTGGTCGGTGCTCCAGGGCGAACCGGCACATACAATTCGGCAAACTCTACGCTTACTATCGCATGACAATTCAACCAAACGAGCAAGGATGGGCATTCGACGAGTCAACCGCATGGAAACTCGTTTACGACGGTAGCACGATCATTTTTTTTGATGAAACAGAAAAGGCGATCTCAACACAGAGCGCGTTATTCGTAGGAACAAAAGACGAATGCGATGCAGAGATTGCGAGACTTGGGCTTGTTGACTATCGACTCAGCGATTTTCCAGTTCTCCGTCGATATCGCTTTGATAGTGCAGGCCGACGACATGGATCAGATGGCAATGGAAAATCTGTGGTCGCAGGTGCTCTGCGTCTCGCATGACATCACCGGCCTCAAAACCAAGCTCAACGCAGTCCGTCCGCAATACGCTTTCGTGTTCGGCATCCTTCGGGACGGCCCAGTTTCGCTCTCGTCAAACGAGCGACACTTTGAACGCTCGGTAACGATCACGGTTCACGCCGCGCTTTTCGCAAGTTGACATTTTCCACGAATTACTATGCCCGCAACCGTCATCACCTCATCCGTCGCCTCAGGCGTCGAGTTCGGCCTTCTCCAAGAGACTGGCCTCCTTCTCAATTCATTCTCTCGCTCTGTTCAAAGCGATAAGGCAACCGTCATGGACGCTCTCGGCGACACCGTTGCCGTGGCGTATTTCAACAAGTCCGCCACAATCTCGCTTGATGGCGTCATCAACGGCGGCGTTGCCTACGAACTCGCCAACGTGCTCACGCTCGCCAACGATACGTCCTCCTACGGCGTTTCTGGCGGTGCAGTTATCGTTGATTCCGTTTCCGAAAAGACAGGTGCTGGAACATTCAAAACGATCACCGTCTCCGCAACGCAGTATCCAGAGATCGTCTAAACCCCTGGCTCATGCCGCTGGCTCCCCGGCTAAAGGGAGCCGCCTTTTTATATATGGAATGCAATATTAAATTTTTCCACACAATTAACCTAAAAGCCGCAGTCGCCCTAGCGACGCTAGGGTTTAAGATGAATAAGCCACCGGTCACTCGACTGGTGCGAACAGACGGCAAAGAATCAACCGAGTTCTGGTTTGAAGGCGAGAACGCAAAAGGCCAAGACGCCTCGCAGGTTTATCGCCAGATGACAAAAGAAGGCGACGAACTAGAAGCCACAGACCCAGAGAACCCGCTCTGTTACATCCGCGCCGCATTAGCGAACAGGGACGTGCTTGTGGACATCATTCGCAACACTCCGCGACTGATCGAGATCGAGCACAACGGCAAACGCATCGCCATTTCGGAAAATGCTTCCGACAAGACCAAGCAAGAAATGACCAGATTTTTGAAATAATTATATGAAAAAAAACAAAGATAACGAACTGCAAAAAGACGACGAAATTCTTCGCATTCAAGCAATGGAAGACGGGCCGAAGATCGTGAACGGGCGCACCCTGCGACCGATCACGGCGCTTACAATTTCATGGATGCAACGCAACGAGGTCTTCAGCGGCAATATGGATCCAGTTTGGAAAGCGGCTGCATTTACTTTCCTGCACTCCGAACCAATGAGCACCATTCGCGGCGCCGTCAATGACCGCGCAACATTCATCAACGCCGTGGATTCTTGGATCGAGAAAAACATGACGCACCACCACGAGACTTCTGATATGTCGGACGAGATGGGCAAGGCATTCGATCTTTATAATTCTGCGTCTCCAGCATCTCAGCCAGGTGAAGGCTCAGGATCGGGAAACTGAACAGCCCCAACTGGCTCGCCGTCTACGCTTATCGGCTAGTCAAGATCACCGGCTGGGGCTTTCGAGAGATCATGGAAGAACTGCCATTCGCGGCAGGGCTTCAACTCATGCACGCTGACGACTACGTCAACGGGCGGCATTCGGCTTGGGCGAACAATAACGCTAGCGTTAATGTTGACGCTCTCGCCACCATAGAAGACACGCTGGCAAAATATGGCAAAATTCAAATTCGAGAGCTTGAAATTTGAGCAGATTATGAAGGACTACGCGACCATCCGCGAGGTCACGATCCCTGACGCCGTCATGCTCAACGCTCGCCTTCTATGCGTGGAGTTGGCTAGAAGGACGCAGCCTTTCGGGGCAGACGACAAGGCGAAGCTTACAGGGGAGAAGGCGATCACTCGCGATCTGGTCGGAGGGCGGTCATCAAGCGCAGTTCATTCAAGGCGTCGCGCTGGAATCTTTGGAATCATCGGCGAAGCAATGAACATTAAGGGTGGATACGCTTGGTATAAAACAGGCGAAAACGTCCGATTATTTATCGGAAAAGATGGATACGCCTACGGAACCGAAAAGAGTTATTTTAGACCAGATGCTTCGATGACCGATATGCGATCCTTCCACAAGAAGTTTTTTGTGAATGGAAAAATGTCATCAGCAGGATCGCGTGATAAAACAATCGGACGCTGGAAATTCTTGGATAAAATGTTTGTAAGCGAGGCCACGATGAACGCCTACAAGGAGAGCGTATTGAAAAAGGTGGGTATCGCCAAGGCAGGATGGGCATCATGCGCTCTTAAACTCAAGAAAGTAAACAAGGGAAGCCTAACCGCAGGCTTTCCGAAATGGGTTACACGGCATACTGGCGACTTCGACAACGGTCGCGTGCAGGACATGACAGCAGATAAAAAAAACCCAAGGGTTGAAGTTACAAACAAAACGCCTTGGGCAAGCGATGTTATTCCAGTGAGCGAGGAGTTACGCGCAAAATCAGTCGTTGCAACAAAAATGAAAAAGCAAATGGAAGCCATCCTAAAAAAGAGACAAAAAGGGCTTATAGAAACATAATATCATGGCAGACGTATCAGTAACATTTGGAGCGACCGACGAAGGACTTGAGAAAACACTCAAGACCGTCAGAACGGAACTCAACACACTAGAAGCCAAAGTGAAAGCGGGCGGGATGTCCATGACTGAACTTGAAGGAACGATGAAGCGCATCGGTCAAGTCAAGTCGATGGAGAAAAATATTAAATCCATTGGCGATCAGTCAAAGGATACGGCAGGCCAAGTAAAAACCCTCGGAACAGCGGCGGAAGATGCAGGCAAAAAAGCGGAGATCGGCTTTGGTAAAATAGCCGTAGGCGCAACACTCGCGGGAGCCGCTGCAAAACTTGGTTCGATGGCGATTGATGCGGCCTTCTCGGTTGCGACAAAGACCGTGCAGAGCTTCGGGGCCGCTCTTGATATGGGCGGACGCCTTAACGATCTAGCCGACCGCACAGGGCTTGCAGTTGATCGCGTTCTTCTCTTGGAACGAGCATTCCAAAACGCCGGAGTCGGAGCGGATTCTCTTGGGCCGATTCTCAACAAGATGCAAAAAGCACTCGTTGACGCTGAAGACGGCACAAGCAAGGCCGCTTACGCCTTCGCCGATCTAGGTCTTTCACTTTCTCAGCTGCGTGGGCTTTCGCCAGAAGAGCAACTACGCACCATAGGCAAGGCTATCGCCGCGATTCCAGACCCTGCACAGCGGGCCGCAACGGCGATGGAGATTTTCGGCAAGAGCGGTGGCGCACTTAACCAGGTATTCGCCAATTTCGACGACGAGATTAAAACGGCAAAACTGCAACTCGGATCGCTTCCCGACATAATGAAAGCAGGGTCGGCGCAGTTCGACCGCATCAGTGATAACCTTGTTGTCGTGGGTGGTAAATTCATCGAGTTTGCGGCAGGCTTGATAGACAAAGTAAAACCCGCACTCGACGCCGTCACTACCGCGCTCTCGATGTTCGACGCCGCAAAGGTGGGTCAAGAGATCGGAGAGTTTTTCGTGGGTGCAGGCAACGGCATGAAAATCTTTCAGAAGGCCGTGGACGAGTTTAAAACTGGCAACTTTACAGACGGATTCAAACTCGCGTGGCAGGCTATTGTTCAGCAGTCGAAGGACACGGCGAATAGTATTTATGTAAATATCGTCGCGGCTTTCAAAACTGTTGGCGATTTTATAAAAGATCAGTTCGCCTTAAATGGGCCGCTAGTATTGTTAATAACATCCAGTTTTGACTACATCGCTGGCTACATTAAAAAAGTTGTAGCAGGATCGCTTTTCGATGTATTTAAAGACCTCGGCCCAATGTATGCAAATACGGCGATCAGTTTGGGAAATAGCGCAAAAGCTGGCGCATACCAATCCGAATTAGCATTGCAGCGTATCCCTGTTGCCGCTGAGCTTGCGGCAGAAAAAGCCAGCGAGTCAATGGGAGACATTCCTACAAATTTCAAAAAGAATATGGTAGGCGTTAAGCCTCTTTTCGATGATGTCACCAAAAAACAAGATGACATTATAAAAAAGAACGGTGAAATCGTATCGTCTGATGAAGCATGGGAGAAGCAGACGATGGATCGCATAGACAAGGATGTCGCTGCTTCGCAAAAAGCATTTGCAGAAAAAAAGGCTAATCAGCAAACGCTCGCAACAGATCAAACCGCCGAAGAGGAGAGAGCCGCCAATGCTGAAAAAACTCGGCAGGAAAAGATGAAAGAATATGCCGCTCTTAAACGCGCCGAGGTTGCTCTTCAAATTGATATAAATAACGCTCTCGCCGCAGGAGATACTAAATTAGCCCAATCTCTTACCAATGCAAAAAAACTTGAAGCTACAATTCAAGATTTAATCAAAAGCGGAATGGGTAAAAGCGAGGCAACGGCTCTTGCAAATGAGATGGGAAGAGCCGCCCGCGAAGCCGACCGAGTTCAAAAGTCGCTCGCCACAAAGGTAGGTAAAGACATTGAATCCAAACAAGAATCCGAAGCCATTGACCCAAGTGGGAAACTCCAGAAAAAAGCGCAAGAACAGATCGCAGCGGGCCAATTTAAAGCGGCCGAGGCGACAGGGCGACAATTAGCGGCGCGAGAACTTGAGGCTTCCGTTAGTGGAGTCGGAGCGGGGCGCGATATGCGAGCATCCGCTGATATTCTGAGCGATTATTATGGCAACAATGTTCCCGCTTTTTTAAGCAAACAAGAACAACTGGAACTTACAAGGCTCGCTCGTGAGGAGGGAGTTTTTAAAGACTTTTCAAAAATTACCGACTCAACAAAAACAGGACTTGACAGGTTCGCTGAACTCGGCGCGGAGACAACTAAAAAAATGGGAGAGACAACGAAAGGGATTCAAGGGGCAGTAAGCCCACCAGCTGGAACACCTGGTGGCGGGCCAGCAAAAACGACGAAAAACACCCTTGACTCAATGGTTCAAGCAATTCTCGATCTCATTACAAAAATTGAACCGAAACTACCGGTTGCAGCTTTAATTTAATTATGAATGGGCACACTTATTACGGAGAAGAAGGATGGATTGCACAAGCTAATTCAACCGTCGATACATTTCGGAGCGGTTTGGTCAGGGTAAAGCAAGACTTTATATGCCGAATAAGCACGGCGAAGTATGATCTTTTTAAAGAAGGGGCTAATTTTCAACCAGATTTGGGGGCTAGGGCTTCTGTCCCAAATTTTGTCAAACAAGACTCGCGTGTTTCTGTCGCTATCACCCCGTCGGCTATTCCTCCCTGTTACATTTTTCCCGCTCCGTCTTATCAGGATTTAGGGAACGGCTTTGTAAGGTGTACGGTAACTGCTTACGGAACAATGGGAGGCGGATGGCGCATCGATTTAGTTAAACGGCTCGGAGATTATCGGGAGACATTAGTGTATGCGGAAGATGGCGTACTAAAAAAAATTGAGAAAACAACACCAATGATTTTTGACGTCGCGATTTATACTCGCGTCGTAGCTAACGGGTCTATCGTTGACCCTCCAGCAAAGCCAGACCTTAAAATTTACACTACAGGAATGACTCCACTTGAGGTGGGAGGAAACAGGTTTTTCAAGCGTTACCTTAAGCGTAAAGTGGAACGATACGACATAACATCTTATGGACGTTTAGACGAAATAGTGATATCGGTTTCAGCCGACGGATATTCAGTAGAAGACACGACTCAAAATTGAAAATATGCGAATCCCGAATATATTCAATAATTTAGTAAAGAGTTCTCAAAATTCAAATGCAGGCGGATACCCGTATCAAATAAAAGCAATTGATTTGGATGCAAATTTCGCTTATGTCGCATTAGACGCGCACGATGGTCTTATCGAGGAGACTTCTGGCCCAAACGGAAACACGACCAGAAAACTAAAAATTCCAGCAGTTCCCCAGATTGGAACGCACGTTTTAGGGGTGGTAGAGGGAATATTACAATGGATCGCAACCGAAGAGTGCTAATATGGTTCTAGGTCGCACATCATCCGGAGCGATCAAGACAAAAACCGACGGCGGCCTTCACGCTGTTAATTGCGCGTGTTGTGGTGGGGAATTTATTCCATGTGCGAACTGTGCTCCACTTCTCACAAATTTTACATTTTCGCTTACTGGGGATCAAGTCGGAAGTCTTACGGAGTTTCAATATCCTTCGATAATTTGCCCTTCAGATAATTGTAATCTTGTCCCATTCCCAAACATTTCGCCGCGCACTTGTTCCGATTCTTGGGATGCATTCGGCCCTGGGGCAGCTGGAACAAATGTGTATGGAATAAACATCCAAAGAGGATCAACAAACGGCCAGTCAAGCGGATGCTCTTGGCAACTTAGTCTTGGAGTCGCAGGCACATTTATATTTATATTTGAGGGAAGTCCTGATATTTGCGGCGTAATAGGTGGTGATTCTGTTAATATAACCAGTTTAAATCCGGCTGGCTCTTATCCATTTACAATCTCAGCCCAATGCGCCCCATTCGGGCCACCGACTGATTTCAATTTCACCGTGACCGTCTCATGACTTACGAGGAATTTTTAGCAAAAATGCCAAAAGACTTGCGAGAGAAACACGCGCAAATGCGCTCCGCTTTAAATGCAGGTCACCGCTTCGCCCGCTCCGGCTTCGCGACCACTCCACCAGAAGCACTCGCCACACGCGAAGCAACGTGCCGCGCCTGTCCCGAATGGGACGCGCAGGCACTCAACGCCACGGGCCGCTGCCGCAAGTGCGGATGCTCGACTTGGGCAAAACTCCGCATGGCAACCGAGCGTTGCCCAATAGGCAAATGGGAAGCTGTTGACAAAACACCCGAATAAATGGCACGCGATCTTTTTATTGACACCACGAACCGCAGGCTGGCGACGAGCTTGACAAGCCTTGCACCCGCTACAACGCAACAATTCGTGAAGGGCGACAACGGCGCGATCAACCTGTATTTCCTAGAAGCAACGAACAATATCGAAACTCCGTTCAACGTGATTGACTACACCGGCACGGACGTGAAATTCGGCGTAGGAAGCCGCACCGGAGTTCCAGCCAGCGGCACATTCACTCTCTCCTTCGGCGGCCAAACCAGCGGAGCAATCGGATTCAGCGCGACCGCAGGCGCGATATCGTCCGCGCTCAACTCACTCTCGACAATTACCGCCGCAGGGTCGGTATCCGTTGACGGCACGATGGCGACAAACTTTGTCATCTCGTTCAACTCGGCAGGCACGCAGGGCGCGATCACAGGGAACTTCGCTCGACTCATTCCGACCACAACCGCGCTTATTGACGAGCGGCTTGTCGGAGACGCCACCAACGCCGAAATCCAAGAGCTTCAGCTTCGCCTCGCTCCAGCAGTCTACGAGCCAACGTGGACGGATCTCGGAACGGCCATGACCGTCAGCGTGGCGACCACGCTAACCGGATCGACGCTAAACAACGAAATTCAGCGCGTCTCATTTTCACGCGCTCCGTATCTCGGCAGCTATCGCTTTACGGTTCCGACCTACAATGTGGACATCGCCAGCACGGTCACGGATGGCGTATTCATCACGGCGAGTAACCACGGACTGACGCTCGCCCAACCAGTGGTTCTAACAGGATTCACCGCTCTCACTGGCTACACGGCAGGGCTTCAATACTTCGTCCGCTCGATTCCGCAAACCAATGAATTTTTGCTTGGCGTAACAGCGGGGGCCGTTGCGATAACAACCGGCACAGGCACGGTGACAACGGGCAGCGTAGCCACAACCGTTCTGCGTCAGACCGACCAACTCGACGCAAGCACGACCGCTGCGCAGTTGCAAACAGCACTCCAAGCACTCGATAGCATCGGCGCAGGAAACGCGACCGTCGTCGGGGTTCAGAATAGTTATTACGACATCAATTTCAGCGGTGACAAGGGATTCACCGACCTTCCGACACTCCAAGTGCAAAGCGGCTTAAGCGCGGCCCCAGGCAAGACCGCAGCCGTCGATTTTAATACGTTCGGCGTTCGCGATCTGCTTCTCAATGCAACATCGGTCACGACCGAGATCGAGATCGAATTAACTACCGGCGGCGAGCGGAGCACGATCATTTTGCAACCATGCACACTTACCGAAGAACTCATCACCCAAGGTGGTCTGAGCTAATGGACAGCCATACTTTCCATACATTCGTCGGGACGAGCGCGCCCGCAACGGCTGTGTTGATATCGTTCTCCGAGGTCGAGGCATGGCTTCGCGTTCTCTCTCTCGTCCTTGGAATTTGCATCGGCGCGGTATCGCTCTATAAAATGACTCGACCCAAAAAACCATGAAGACATTACTCGCAAAATTGAAAGAACCCTCAACAATTCGCGGCCTCGCCATCATCGGCGGCGTTGCCGGTTTGAGCATGGAACCAGCAAAATGGGACGCAATCGGCGCGGCAGTCGCCGCTGTTATTGGACTTATCGAAATCTTCCGCAAAGAAAAATGAACGCCAAACAAATTGCGCTTTGGATGATAATTCTTTCATTTGCGTTTCTTGGAATGGCGCTTTTGACTTCATGCGCTGGATTTAATAATCCTTCGTTATGCGTCAAGACGGACTACGGAACTTTTTGTTATGAGCTTCCAGAAATACCATCGCTCAAAAAATGACGTTTGACGACCGCAGCGAGATTCAGCTTGCCACGCTCCACCCAGCGATGCAAAAGGCCGCACGCGCCTT